TATAACGCATTGTTTACGAAAAACAACAACGAGATTTCAAAAAGCGGCTTTTTTCGTCTTATAATGTTGGCATGAAATACGGAATCAACCCCCTCATGGTCAAACTCTGCAACGCCTATCCGCAATACGATTTCACGTTGCGGACGGCGTGGCGTTTCGACCGCGAAGAAGGTCGGGGATATTCCATGTACGAAGTTTGGCGCAAGCCCAGGGGCGAGAAAAGCGAAGAACCCTCGAAGAACGCTAAGGTTTTCAGCGGCGGTTTCGAGTCCCTTAGGGATTACCTCATCAACGAATTGGAGAGCGCATGAAGCCAGTTAAATGTATAAGCCTTACCACCAAGGAAGGCGACAACCTAAGAAAGCAACTGGAGAGCCAAGGCTGGGTCGTGCATAGTTTTACTTATAGTTACGACTCGAACGGGATAGTCTGCTCGTTGAGCGCGGAGTTGTGGCATGAGCGATGATACTAAGAGCAAAGCAAAGGAATTGCCGAGCCTCCAAGAGATAGCGCTCCGCATGAACGAGGCCATCAATAATAAAGACCTCAAGCCTTTCGCGCGGTCGGAACTCATCGACCAACTGAAAGCCCTGTCCGCGACCGTCAAACTGGCGAAGGACGAGCAGGCCGAGGAAGGCGACGAGAACGACAAAGTTGAGTCCATAGTCGTCACGTTCGTCTCGCCCGACACGCCCGAACAGGCGAAACGCCTAGCCGACATTGACGGCGAGTTGGACAAACGCGAGGCGCAAGACAGGCAAGGCAATGCTTGAAAACCACGTCCTCTCTTTGAAAGTCCCCCTTATCTTCAAATCCTTATGGGATAAGGACTTCCACCAAATAGTCGAAGCAGGGGGCCGTTTGTCGGGCAAGACCGCCAACGCGATAATCTACGCGTGCTTGGATATGCTTTCGCACCCTTATGGGGATTGGATTGTCTTTCGCGCGAAGTTCGCCTCTTTCAGAACGACCGATTACGAAGAGGTCATGGCTTTGATTAGGGACAACGGCTTAGGCAAGGAGTTCCACATTTTAGGTTCTCCCCTAAAGATAATGAGAAGGAAGAACGCTGGCACAATCTATTTCATGGGGGCCGATTCGATAGGCACGAACGACAACCGCACGCACGGCATAAAGACCTCTCATCATTTAAGGGGGGTCATATTCTCCGAAACGCAGGAGTTCCGAACCGAGAACGCGTTTAACCAAGCCTGCGCCTCGGTGCGGAGAAACTTCACCACGAAGGACGGGCAGACCGACCCCGACTGGAAAATCATAGTCCAGTATAACCCTCCGCAGTCCGAGGGTTTTTGGATAAACCGCTGGTCGAACCGAGTGAGATTCGACCCCGACTGGCATTTCATCGAGCCGAGTTATCTCGACATTTTGCCGTTCATCAACGACATTGACTTGCGCGACATAAGGAAAAACAAAAGGGAAGACCTCGACCATTACGATTGGTTCTATAGGGGGAAAGTCGGCGGCGGAATCGAGGGTTGCTACCCCATGCTTAACTTCCAAGAGTATTGTTGCTACCGCAACCAAGCCGAGGAAAGGTCGAAGCACCGCAGGGTGGTCGCCTTGATAATCGGTTGCGATGGCGCGGTGGACAGGGACTGCACTTCTTTCGTCCCGTGCGCGTTGACAGAGGACGGCGACTTTTGGGTTTCATCAAGGGACTTGTTCCATTACGACCCCAAGAAAAGCGGTGTCATGGCCTCGTGGCCTCTGTGCGACCAAGGGGGGCCAGCGTGGAAATGGTTTTACGGGTGGGAGGGCATAGGTTGCCACTACCAAGGCATTTGCGAACGCTACCCGAGCCTCAACGGAATGTCCGTGCCTATTTTCATGTTCTACGACTCCGCCGCGCCCGAACTGGGGCAGTCTTTGCGGTTCCACTTCGGCAAAAGGTGCAACGGCATTTACCCCGTCTCGAAAGGCACGATCGTTGGAATGGTCGATTGCGTGCGAGGCGTGCTTGCCAAGAAAAGAGTCCACTTCATCATGGACAACGGGTACTGGGACTTCAAGGCAGGCGCTCGGCTTCCTGCTTGGGTGCTTGGGAAGTTCCACCCACCCTACGACCAAGCGAAAATGCTCCGCATGGACGAGACGGGTCTGAAATACGATGACACCATACCGAACGATGATTCGGACGCTTTGACTTACGCCATTTGGTCGTGGTTCAAGAACCCAGCGAACATTTCGTTCGGAGATTTCATTCGCCTCTAGTTAAAAGCGTGATATATTAGCCTTGAATAGGCGGAAAAGAGAAAATAAATGGGAACTGAATTGACCGCTGGCAACCTAGAATTGGTCAACCAACGCGTGTCCGCGATGGCGGTCGCCTGCTACCTATCTGTCGTCTACACCTCCAGCGATATGTTCTTCGCGCTGGCCCCTTCCGCGTACCAGCCCTATTATCTGCAAGTCGTGCGCCGTTGCCAGCAATTCTATGACGGCTATGTGCCAGGATTGCACAACAACGCTGACGGGATTGTCTCATCGCGCTTGGCCTCGGCTTTATGCAGTTCGCTAGCCCGAAAGATAGTCGGCTCCGCGGTCGGCTTCAAGAACGGCGCAGGCTCAAACGATTTCAACGCCGTCTCATGGCTTTCTCATCGCTGGGCGAAGGGAAACAAGTTCACCATTTTCTGCAAGCGCTCAACGGACTATATGCTCGGTTTCGGGACTTCGCTGATAAAACTGAACCGAACCGCTGACGGCAAATACTGGCCCGATTGTTGCAGGCTTGACGATTTCACCTTCACCGAGACGGCTGACGGCGAGCTGAAAGAGGTTCGGTCGCTGATAAAGGCTTACCAAAACGTGGACGGGCTGGACAAAGATCCGTCCTCTTACTTCTTGGTAGACCACCGCTTCTTCAAAGGTCAGGCTGGCGTGTCCCTTTGGACTGACTCCGAGGGAAAGAGATTCATGTTCCCGAAAGAGGACAGGATACCCTATGTTGAGTACGAGGTCGTCCGAGTGATGAATGTTGGCGGAACGCAGTCACACCAGTTGGGCAACGCCTCGCCAGTCGATTGGGACAATCTTCCCGAGGCGGTCAAGAAGGCCATAAACCGCGATTACGGCGCGTATAAAATAGGCGAGCCTATCCCACTCCCTTTCTCCAAGGGTTGCTTGGGCGCATGGCTATTGAAGGCTGACGGCTATGACGGCTCGGCCCCCAATATGCCCTTCGGCAAATCAATCCTAAGAGACATTCTCATTGATTTGGCGCAGTACGACATTATCCAGTCCTTCGCCTCTAGGGACATAAACAACGGGCAGGGGCAAGTATTGACCCCAAAGGCTTTGGATATGTCCGACATGGCCCAGCAGGTCGTCCGCAAGGCTGACGGAACCGAAACAACGATGACGATAGCCAACGACCCGTATTCTCCAAGAAGCGCGAATTACCAAATGCCTGACGGGCAGGACATAAACTCCAACAAACCGATAGTCAACCAGTTCGATCTAAGGGCCGACCAGTGGCGTGCTTTGCTTGACGGCAAACTCCGCGATATCGCAACGAAACTCAACCTTTCGCCAAAAGTCCTTTCGGCTTCCTTGGCGCAAGACCAGCCCTCGCAGAAGACCGCGACCGAGGTGGATTCGGACGATGACTCCACCGTGGATTGGGTTGAGACGATGAGGGGTTGCGTTGCCGACCAACTGAACGAACTCATCGAGGAACTCCTGTCCGTGAACGGGATAAACGGCAACGCCGAGGTCAAGTTCGGCAATGTCGGCCTCCGTTCCAAGGCCAAGGCTTTGGCGGATATCCAAGTCGAACTCCAAAACCATTTGATAACCACCGAGGAAGCGATACGCGAACTCCACCCCGAAATGGACGAAGACCAAATCCAACTTTTGATTGCTAAGTGCAACGCCGAGAAACAGGCCGACAAAGAGAGCCAGCCTTTGTTCCCCGACTTAGGGGGTAACTAATGCCGACCAAACCCAACTCCGCTGGAGAGCAACAGGACTACGTTCCAGCAGGCAACGGCGACCCCTCGGGCGAATACGCGGACGAGGCTGGGGCGAACGTCCATTTTCAGGTGTTCAAGAAGCCTGCCGACCAAAGCGCGGTCAAAGGCGTGATAGCGGAAGGCAAAGCGAAAGAAACGCCCATTAGCGTTAAAACCGAGCAAGGAAAGCCCGAAAAGCCAAAACAAACCATAGACGAATATATAAAGGCCCACCCAATTTCCAACAAAAATGTAGAGAAATATGTAAGGCAAAGTTTTGATAAGGGCAATGATGAATCGAAACAATTTTTGCTTAACGGCTTTGCTAATGGAAACGTGTCTTTTGAAAGAGCCAAAAGCGGGCTTAGCAGGTGCTTCATCGAGAATGGGTCAAAAGCGCCAGTATTGCTAATGTCAACAAAAAACGAAACTGGAGAAGATACTGGCTTTTATTCCGAGGGTGGAGTTTTTTATCACGAAGGAACCCACGCCATTGATTACTCTTATAATCGAACGGGGAATCTTCCAGCCTCTTCAACCGTGGTTCTTTCTAGCAACGGAACGCTTGAAGATAGCATTAACGCTGGCAGAGAAGAAGCACAAAAAATGAGGGCTATCGCCAAACAGGACTTTTATGATTCGATCGCAAATGCCAAGTCGCAAGACCCCGAATATTCAAAACTCGACAAAGACATATCCGCAAAACAAGAAGAACTCGATAAGTTAAATCCATATATTCCGCAAATAGATGAGGCGAGGAAGCAGTTTACAAGTGGCAAGATTTCATATCGAGAATTGCAGGCTAAGAATCTCGAAATACGAGAAAAGCAAATGAAAGACCAGCCATTTTTGAAGGCGAGAGGCGAACTCTGGGCGCTTCAAGCAAAGCAACAAGAGGCGAATTATAGGGTAACGCAACAAGTCTATGTTGAATATGGCGATGTTTCAGATATGTTTTGCGCCTCTACTGGTTTGGCTATAAACCGAATGAGCCACGATGAAAGATATTTTGACAAGAAAGGCTATAAAGGAACCGAGTTCTTTGCCGAATATGTTTCGGCTAGGTCAACCAATCCGAAGTCGCTTGCTAGGATTAAAAAGTATTTTCCTAAACAATCTGCGCTTGCCGAAGAACTTTTCCAGCGAATAATGAAGGGGCAATAAAATGAACGAACTTCTAAAGAAATACGCTTTGCAATTTGGTGACTTCCCTCCCCTTTTCACGACAATGAGTTATGACGACCCGTGGTATCAAGAGCGCATGAAGAAGGCTTTGGACACTGGCAAGCCCATAACCGAAGATGACCTCTCCGAAATCGAGGGCGCTGATTTGGAAATCGAGCAACCCAAAAGCAGTTTTTCTTCTTTCAAACAACCCAAGAAGGAATAAAAAATGCCAAAATCGAAGGTTTTGAAGTAGGAAATCGTGAAAATGTCACAAAAACAGGAAATAAAATCGGTCAAAAGCGGTTCTCGAACCGAGCAGTCCGAAACCAAGCAGGCTTTGGAAGCGGTGCGGAAAGCCGAAATGCGGATAAAGGAAATCATCGTTATTGCAATGCTCTCTTTGGTCGGCATGGCCTTCGTCAACGCCGAAATCGAGAAAGCCATTAAAGACATGATTAAGGAACTTCCGCCTTCGAGCGACAAAAGAGTTTTGGCTAACGGGTTATGGCAGTCCGCTTTGAAGTGGGAATACCTGATACCGAAAACGCGAACCCAAGTCGATGAGGCGCGTTTGGCGATACCGACCCTTCCCAAGACCCCAGCCAAGGCGGTCGAGCAGGCCGAGAAACTTCCAACTTCTTACGGCATGGCGGACACCCTCATAGAGGCTCGGAAACTCCCAGCAAAGGTCAAAGGCTCGATCGAATTGTTGTCGGGCCAAGAGCCTTCCGCCACCCCTTCCTACGGCGTGAGGCCCATTTCCGAATGGAGCGAGGCAGAAACCGAGGTCAGGTGGGGCTACCAAAAGGAAAGAATGGAAGCGACTTTGAAAACTGGCGGCGATTTGTTCAGAATCTCGGTTCACCAAAACTGCTCCGACCGTTGCTTCCCCGACCAAGGGAAAATCGTCTCCAAAACCCTAAGTTCCGTCACCGCAGACTTCAAGACGGGTCAATCAATAGACGGTCAGCCGATTTACTCATTGACGGATATGCTTGCGAGAACCGACAAATACGGCTACCACAATTTCATCTTATCGGGCTTCAATTGCCGACACTTCCTCAAACCCTACGAAAAAGGTGATATATTGAAGCCGTCAAAGGAAGAAGCCTCCGAAACCTCGAAAGCCGAGCAACTCATGCGCGACACCGAAAGGCGGTTGAGGGGGTTGAAAGCCAAGGCCAAACTCATGTCGGCAATCGACAAGCAAAAGGCCGCCGAGTACGAAAAACTTTGGTACAAAGGGATTCAGGAATATGAAGCCTTTGCGAATAAATGGGGCATACCGCCCCAAGAATGGAGAGCAGTATGAACGAAGCGAAGCAGACTTTCGAGAAGTTCTCTAAGCCCGATGAAGAAGTGGGCGAAGAGGGCGCGGAGAAAATCCTCAAAATGGGGAAGGACGACCCTATCACTGGGGTGCTTGCCTTCCTGCACAAGGACGAGGACGAAGCGATCGAGGGCTACAAGAAAGCGTTGCCCTTGTTCGGCGCGGACTCCGAGAGCCAGCGAATCCTCATCGCCATAATCGAGGACGAGGAACGCCACAAACGCGACCTCCAAAACATTCTCGCAAAGTACGCAATCAACGGCGGAAAGTCCGCCATCGAAGCGACAGGCCACGCCGTGAAAGAGGCTTTGCACGAAGGCGCGGAAGAGGCTGGCGAATCCGAGTCCGAACCGAGACGGGACTGATTTCCCGTTCAGCGGACAGGTTTTCGTGATATATTGCAAATAAGGAGACAACAATGGCCCAAATCACTATCGACGAAGACGAACTGAAAGCCAAACTGAAAGGTTATGGCGCAGTCGACAAAGAGGTGGCTAACTTCATGCAGGATTTAACCGCCCCGAAAGAAGTTCCTAACGGCAAGCCGAGCGAAGGCGGAGAACCCAAGCCCGAGCAAGCCGTGGATAAAGGCGCGGTTCCGCCTACCGAACCCGAAGCCCCGAAAGAGGCCCCGAAAGCCGACCCGAGCCAAGATAAGCCCGAAGAAGCGAAACCCGATGAGGCGCAAAAGGGCGGAGAACCCCAGCCGAAGCCGAGCGAGCCGATTCAGCCGAATGCGGCCCAACCGAAGGAAGCCCAACCTTCGCCCAATGTCGATTGGGAAGAAAAATACAACGACCTCGCCAAGACCGTTGAAGGGCTGGCAGGGAGATTGAAGTCCGCCGAAGGCATATTAGCCTCTCTAGGGACTCCGCTTCCTCAGGGTTCAAATCCAGCGCCAATCGGCGCGAACCCGCAACCTGAACCGCACGAGAGCCAAGAGTCTTCCGATGAAAAGAAGATCGAACTACTGCAGAAAAAGGCTGGAATGAGATAATCGCTTCATAGCGAAAAGGAAAAAAACTTATGCCGTTTACTAGTCAAGTCAATGGTACTTCCGTAGACATACGGATTACCGAAAAAGTCCTCGAAACCTACCTCCAAGGCGATTCCGAGCGCGACAACAAGGGCGTTTATTCGTCCTATACGAAGGAAGAGGCCGTCAGCCAAATCCGTGTCCCGAAACCCGACCTTCTGCCCATTCTCCCTCGGCGCTTAGGCGCGAGCGTGAACGGCGGTTCGTTCAGCGGTTCGGCTCTCCAAGTCACCAACTCCGAGTATCTCTTAGAGGTGCTGGACGTTGTTGACACCAACATTGACGTTCCGTTCAACAACCTCTCGCTCGTTCCGCAGTTGAAGATTGACGATTGGTCGAAGCAAATCGGCAAAGGCGTGTACCTCGTCAAGAACGGTATGTGCCTCGCCACCAAGTTCTTCCAGTCGTTCTACAACGACTCCGCCAACGCGAATGTCGTCACCTACACCGCTGGTCAGGCTGACGGTATCCGCCCGTGCTTCGATGAAGCCGAAGACGACCTCAACGCTGGCGACCCTGCCAACGGGATTGATATCTTCCCCGAGGACACTCGCCGTATCCTCTATATCAACGGAATCACCAAACTTATCCGCCAGACTGGCGCGTTCATCGTTGGCGGTTCCAACTTCGCCCAAGAAATGCTCAAGACTGGCGCTTTCTCCGAAGGCGATGTCAAGAACACCATGGAAGACGGCTATCACGGCACTTACGGTGCCGTTGACATGAACCTTCTCTCGCCCATGAAAATCCGTATCGCCGAAGAGTACCTTGGCTTCCCCTATGGCACCCTCGCCGCTTCGGGCTTCATGGCGGTCGAATCCTCGGGCTACGCCAACCAGTTCGCGCTCGCTGACAACGGCGTTAAGACCATTCCCGCGCCGCAAGGTCAGGGAACTCGGTTGCAACCCAACTACCGCATGGGCGCGGCCACCTTCTTCACGAAGGGCAACGTGTTCATCATGCAGGCGAACTATGTCAACCCGTTCGGAATCTTCGGAATCATCTCCAAGACCCCGACCATCATCGGCAAAGGCTCGCGCCTCGCTGACTTAGCGCTGACCGCGACCGCCTCAACGACCCAAATCGTTTGCGCCCCGACCTACACTTCTTACGCGCAGGCTGGCAATCCGCAGACCGTTTCCGCCGCAGTCGCTGGCTTCGCTTACTTCCAAAGCGATAGCGCCGTCACCAGCCTCCCTGCCTTCGTCACTGGCTACACCGCCGCGAGCGTTAAGGGACTCTCGACCTCCGCGACCATTAGCGGCATCGGCCTGACCGCTGGCAAGTACGCCAATGTCATCGCCTACACCGCGCAAGGGCAGATTTCCGCCGTCTACTCCGTGCTGGTCGCCTGACCGCGAATTGAACTCGTAAGAGTTTAAGGGGTGGGTTCGTCCTCCTTCCCACCCCAACCATGCCGATAACGGATTGTTGGTTCGACCCCAACGATCGGCAAAACCTTAAAAACCATGGCAACATTGAATGAAGTCTATGTCGCTCCCGTCAGCGTTGAGGGACAAAGGGTATACGACCCCGTGACCCACCGCTGGCTTTTGGACGGCTCCGTCATAAAGAAACTCATGCCCGAATTGTCGGACGATGAAATCTCGCGCAAGCAACAAAGTTACACCAACCATGTCTATCGCTTCCTCAAACACAAAGTCGCTGGCTACAACTGGCGCTTCGTTGAGTGGCTGATTTCATGCACAACGCAGGGAATGAGCCTTATGCTCGAAGCGTTGAGGGCACAACTCGAAGCCGACTCCGAGTCGAACTACGACTCCATAGCCAATGTTTCGCCAATCGACCCGAACAACAATGTCTCTATCGACCCTAAACTGATTAAGGAAGTCCGCATTTGCCCCGAAGCCCAAGACATTCTCTTGGACGGCTACGTTTCGGTCGGGCCGTTTCAGTATTATTTCAACAAGCGTTTTTACCTTGGCGTGAGCCTTCCCCAAACGGCCTACGCGGATTGGGCGTACTGATGAACCCCCAAAACAATGTTCAGACCTGCGCGTATCTCCGCAGGAAGGATAATGCTTTGGGCGATTCGCTCAACGACTTTTTGCCACCCGTCTATTTCAAGGGCAAGAAACTCACCGTGACGAAGCAAAGTTCTTCGGTCGGCGGTTTGTGGGCTTCGAGTTCCCAAAGTTATATCGAGGCGAATTACCTTCCTTTGAGGATCTCCGAAATGAAGAAAGATGACGTTATCGTTTTATGCGGTTCGTCCGAAGTTTCAAAGTTCATGCTTGACGGCGGAAGATTATGGCGAGTCCAGTCTTTCGAGGTTCACACCGAGAAATTGCGTATTCATTCTCAAAACGAAGAACTCAACGAGAGAATGTCGCCCAAGAGGATTGCCATAACATGACCGAGAGGCAACGCGACAACCTTTGCCTGCAGTGGACTCATTCCGCCATGGTTCAAATCAAAAGCGCGGCGTGGTTCCCTTTGAGGACGGGGAGATTGAGGGACAGGGCGGTTTACCAAACGCCAGTCCAAAAGATGATAGGCGCTTCGATTTCAACGATAACTTTCGACACTGCGGTAGCGCCCTATATCCCTTATTTGCAAGAAGGCACTTCGCCCCATGACATACCGCACGCGTTCGGTCGGCCTTTGCCCTTCGGCATAGGCGGAAGGTTCGAGGGCAAGTTCCACCCTGGTTCCCATAAGCATGACGGCTTCATATCGAACAAGGCGACCTACCTCGCTTTCCAAGTAATCCTCAACAAAGCCGAGAAACTGGG